ACTAGAAGAGATCCAGAGACAACATATGGAAGTAGGTGGGGGAAGAAGATCTCGCGTAAAAGATGGAGAGCTATATGTAAGAAAAGAGAAGAGGTGTGGAAAAAATCTAAAGTGGGAAGTAGAGCTTGGAATATAGAATATGACAGCTTTAAGTGGAACTTCAGAAATGAGTGGATTAAGATAATTCAAGCTTTTTGGTTAGAGGGGATAAAGGTAGATTGGTCATCAAAGAAACTTGAAGAGTGCAAAAAACTATGGAAACCAAGAAGAAAATAAAGATAGCATTTAAGAGATGGTGGACTCCGTGGAATATGAAATATTTCAGGGAGAGATTTCCATTTATGGCCAACAACTATGATTTTGTTGAATCAAAGAATCCAGACTATGTAATGTATTCAGTGTTTGGAAATGAACCATTGCCTAAGAATTGCACTAAGATATTCTATACGGCTGAAAACGCAGCACCAAATATGAGTGAATGTGACTATGCCATTTCGTTCAGAAGAGATATGGCTGGAAAACATTTTAGACTTCCAAACTATGCTGTAAGATACAATCATTGTAAAAAACATGATCTGATAGATTTGGTAAGAAATGATAGACCTAGAAGTCACTTGTATTGGAAGGATCGCAAGTTTTGTGTTTTTCTTCACAGAAGGCCATCTGAGCCGAGAGATAGTTTCGTTAAAGAACTTTCGAAGTATAAGAAGGTAGATTGTCCTGGGATAGTTCATAGAAACATGAATGTGAAAATTCCCAAAGGAGGAGATGCAAAGATTAATTTCTTTAAGAAGTACAAGTTTGCGATGGCATTTGAGAATAGTAGAGGAAATGGATATGTAACGGAGAAATTGACAGACGCAATGATGGCAGGGTGCATACCTATATATTGGGGAGATCCGCAGGTAAAATTAGATTTTAATACTAGAAGTTTTATAGAGGTTTTAGACTATGGTAATTTTGATAGGGCGATTAAAAGAATAAAAAATATAGACAGTGATGCCTCGGCAGCTAAGAAAATATTAGCCCAGCCATGGATAAATTATGATTCGTGGATTTTGTTAAACAATCATAAAACGGAAAATTTTATTAGGAGAATATTCGGATGAAAGTACACCAAGATTCCTTTTTATTTATAACATTAGATAGTTGTAGATGGGACACGTTTAGAGACGCTAATATACCCAATATAAAAGGAATCGGCCCACATAGGAAAACTTTCACACAGGCTACTTATACTTATCCGGCACATCAGTCGTTCTTTATGGGATTTCTTCCAACAGATAAATCAGGACAAAGATATTGGGACAGCAGAAGATCAAGAATATTTCACTTAGTTTCACCCACGAGTACCAAAGAGTCTGAGGCTTATGTAAAACTGAAGGGTAGAAATATAATTGACGGTTTCAATAGAAAAGGATATAGGACGCTAGGGTTAGGTGCAATGGGATGGTTCAACAAAGAACTGCCAGCAGGCAAGGTCTTGACGGATGATTTTCAAAGGTTTGTATTCACTGGACCGTTTGACATTAAGAGACAAATAGATATTGCACTGAATGATGCAGTAAAAAACGCCAACAAGCCACTATTTACATTTATTAATGTAGGAGAGACGCATCATCCATACTGGCACAAAGGTGCGCCATGGGATCAAACAAATTACTGTATGCCATTTGGTACGATCAACAATAGGGCTGAATGTCAGAAGAGACAAAAAGGCTGTCTGGAGTACGTCGATAGACAGATCAAACACCTGTTGCAAATTTTTGGAAATGCGTCTATAATAGTATGTGCGGATCATGGAGACGTGCATGGAGAGGATGGATTATGGGGACACAGCGTAGTACACCCGACCGTAATGACGGTGCCGATGGTGATGAAGTTAAGAAAAAAATAATAGAACAACTAAAGGGCGTAGCGGAAGTTTGCAGAAATGCAACGAAAGGTGAAGACGTTAAGGGATATTGGAATTGTGGGTATTGGTATGTTTGGAATGATAAAACAGGAATGATGATAGAAGTTGTAAATTTTAATGGTCAAGGGTCCATTGAAGATTATAGAGGTAAAAACGTAAAAGTAGAAGAAGTGTTAGGTTGTTATGCAAGAGGAAACAACTTTAAAACTAAAACAAAAAAAATCATCAGTAGCGACGATTGGGAAGATTGGGGAAGTGTCGAAGTAAATGTGTGATTTGACAGTAGTAGTTTCAACATACAACAGACTTAAGCACCTGAAGAAATCACTTCATTGCTACGAGAGACAAACCTACAAGAATTTTGAAGTAGTTGTCACAGATGACGGTTCGTCAGATGGAACAAGAGAGTATATAGAAGAAGCTATAGAATCTGAGTTTTACAATTTTGATCTTAGTTATGTTAGACAACCAGACAGAGGATACGATTTGGCGGGGGCAAGAAACAGAGGTATTGAGTTGGCTGAAGGAAAGAGAATACTTTTCACAGACAACGACATATGGTTTTCCCCCAGATCTGTCGAGTTTCACGTAAAGATAAAACCTAACAATATTGGAGTGAGTTCGATATACTGGCTGAATAAAGAGTTTAGTAATAGACTGCTAAGAGGTGAGAAAATACCAGACAATTCAGAGTTTGCAAAAAGAGAAAACATACAGAGCAGAGAGGTCAGAGGGAACATAAATGTGCCCTGTCCAGACAACTGTTATGGTGGAGCAGTGTCTTACCATAGGAGCGTATTGAGACACGCTGGTGGATTTGACTCTGAAGGATTTTTAAATAAGTATGGTTTTGAAGATATAGATTTAGCTCAAAGAATAATGAGATCACCACTTGGTGTGCCGGGTGGAGGAAGAGCAGGCTACGAGGTAGCTAGCACTTCTATTGGGTTTCACATATGGCACCCATATGGTAAGTATAGGGGAGACATAGGAAATGCCTTTGGTGGAAGAAGAATTAGAGAAGGTTATTATAGAAGGGTACACAAGGGGTCGTTGAAAGGGTAAATATGGCACGAAAGAAAGATCCGTTTTGTGAAGCTGTAGATAAGTTTATAGTGAAGCAGACAATAAAAGAAAATAAAAGATATTTAGAAAGAAAGAAAAAGGAAGGTGTAAAGGAGGGAAAGCTAGCAAATAGCTTTAGCCCTTCTTTCATTTCTAGTAAAGAATGTCTAAGAGCTTGGTATTATCATTATCTGAAAACACCAGAAGACCCAGGAGTAAATCCAAGACTACAAAGAATATTTGCTAATGGTCATAGAATGCACGACAGAGTTCAGTCAATGCTGAACAAGATGGGAGTGTTGGAAGAGGAAGATATTGAGATAGGAATAGTGGATGATGAATGGATGATTAGCGGCAAAGTTGATGGAGTAGTAAAGAGAAAAAAGGGAGATGAAATTCAGAGACTAGTGTTGGAAATAAAGAGCATAAATGCTTGGGGTTTTAGTGAGGTAGAAAAGAAGGGTCCGAAAGTTGAACATAAAAGGCAGGCAAATATTTATATGTGGCTGTTAGATATAGAAGAGGCAATTATATATTACGAATGTAAAAACAGTCAACAGCATATGTCGTCTATTATAAAGTATAGCCCAAGAATGGTTGAGAAGCAGGTAAAGAATAAAATCATTAAGGTGCTAGAGCATGTGAAGCTTGAAGAGATACCAGACGTGTGTTATAATGGAGCAATAAAAGATTGCGAATGGTGTAATTGGAAAGAGAGATGTCAGGATGAAGGCGGCAAGAGAAGAAAGAACATAATAAAGATCTAGGAGATTGATGGTGGAATATAAAGAAAGCGAAGTAATTGAGGCGACCCAGAAGTATTTTAATGGGGATGAGTTAGCTACAAGCGTGTGGGTAAATAAATATGCTTTGAGAGATAAGGACGGAAAGTGGCTAGAGAAGACTCCAAGGGATATGCATGTGAGGTTGGCAAAAGAGTTGGCTAGAATAGAGGACAAATATCCTAATCCGTTGAGTCACTTCACTATATTTGGACTATTAGATAATTATAAATATGTAGTGTTGCAGGGATCACCAATGAGCGGGATAGGCAACGACCATCAAGTGCAGAGTCTTTCAAATTGTTTTACTTTGGCACCACCCTATGATTCATATGGAGGAATATTAAAGACGGACCAGGAAATGGTTCAGCTAATGAAACGTCGTGGTGGAGTAGGATTTGATATGTCTAATATCAGGCCTAAAGATATGACAACAAATAACGCAGCTAGAACTACTGATGGAATTGCTTGCTTTTTAGAGAGATATTCAAACTCTACTAGAGAGGTAGCACAGAACGGTAGGCGCGGCGCACTGATGCTCACTATCTCAATTCATCATCCTGAAATAGAAACATTCATTAACATAAAGAGAGATCTTACAAAAGTGACTGGTGCTAATATGAGCATCAGAATAACTGATGAATTTATGAACGCTGCTAAAAATGATGAGGATTTTGAGTTATATTGGCCTCTTGATGGTTCAGAAAAGAAAATCTCTAGAGTAGTGAAAGCGAAAGAAATATGGGAAAAGATAGTTGCGTCAGCTAGAGATATGGCAGAGCCAGGACTTATCTTCTGGGACACTGTATTAAATAATTCGCCAGCAGACTCATATGCAGATGATGGTTTTGAAACAATAAGTTGCAATCCCTGTAGCGAAATAATGTTGTCGGCCTATGATAGCTGTAGATTAATTCTTTTAAACTTGACATCATACGTGAATAAGTCATATAAAGATGATGCTGAGTTTGATTACAAGACTTTCGCAATGCACACTCAACAAGCGCAAAGACTGATGGACGATCTAATTGATTTGGAATTGGAAAAAATAGATAAGATATTAGATAAGATAAAAAATGACCCTGAACCAGAATATATAAAACAAACAGAGATAGATCTCTGGAAAAAAATTGAGAATTCGTGTAAGGCGGGAAGAAGAACGGGACTAGGCATTACTGGATTAGGAGATACCATCGCGGCTCTTGGAATGACTTATGGTTCGCCTCAATCAATTGAAGTTACAGAGAAAATATATAAGGCTTTAGCGTTAAATGCTTATAGATCTTCTTGTATCTTGGCAGAAGAAAGAGGAGCATTTCCTGTATGGAATAAGGATAAGGAAAAAGATAACAAATTCTTAAATAGATTATTTGAAGCAGACCCAGATTTGAAAGAAAAGATGCAGGAGCATGGTAGAAGAAATATAGCTATTTTGACTACAGCACCATGCGGATCTACTAGTACCCAAACACAAACGAGTTCAGGAATTGAGCCAGTATTCAAACTTGAGTATCTTAGAAGAAGAAAATTAAGTGACAATGACGTAGATGGTAGAGTAGATCATGTAGATGAATTGGGTGATAGATGGCAAGAATATGAGGTCTATCATCATGGTCTTGAAAAGTGGATGGAAGCGACTGGAAGTAAGGAAATTGAAGAATCACCATATTGGCTCGCTACGGCGAACGACATAGAGTGGAGCGACAGGACGATTCTACAAGGTGGAGCGCAAAAGTGGATAGACCATGCAATTTCATCAACTTGCAATCTTAGATCAGACATTACAAACGAAGAGGTTGGTCACATCTATTTTGCAGCCTGGGAAGAGGGCTGTAAGGGATTTACAGTATATCGTGAAGGGTGTAGGGCTGGAGTAATTATAGATAAAGACAAGGAGCAAAGACAGGAAGAATCTAGGAAGGGCAATAAGAGGAAGAAGCTGCCAATGGATAGAGTAGCTATTACTCACAAGTTTAGCATAGGAGGTCATACTGGGTTTTTGACAGTAGGATTCTACGCCGATGGCAAGATAGGAGAGATATTTGTAAGAATGTCTAAGGCTGGATCTACTATAAATGGATTATTAGATTCGTGGGCTAAAGCTACATCGATGCTATTACAGCACGATGTGAGTTTAGATGAGATAGTGGACAACTTTGAGGGAGTAGCATTTGAACCAGCAGGATTTACTAGCTGTAAGAACGTACCTACAGCCAGAAGCGCAATAGACTATATAGTGAAAATATTAAAGCAAAGATTTATTATAGGTAGAGGCGTAAATATGGATTTTGATTTATTCTTTGATAAGGATTTAACGCCAAAGCCGCAAAATGAGGAGGAAAGTGCGATGGTGCCATATTCTATAGACTCCCCGCCATGTAGGAATTGTGGAGTATTCATGCATAAAGTCGGAGGTTGTTATATGTGCCCATCTTGTGGAGAAACGGGTAGTTGTGGGTAAAGATAAACTATGAGTGCTTAACCATAGTCTTAATTTAGTGAAATTTCCTTCAAGGGATAGCAGAATATTCTGTTATCTCTTTTTTATTTGCTACTATTGTACTTGTGAGGAGTTTTATATATGGATTTGAAGGCTTTAGAGAATCTTAAAGTTAGAATGGTTTTAAAGACAGCGCAAGGCCAGGGTGGTGCCCCAGGGGCAGGGCCAGGACCAGCAGCTAGTCCTTTCGCTGGCCCTATGCCAGGCATGGGAGGACAGCCAGCAGGTGGTCAGCCAGGAGGCGTGCCACCTAGTGGAGCAGGCGCAGCAGGAGGTGGAGTGCCAATGGCACCCCCAGGTCCACCGAAACCAGGAGCCCCTCATCCAGAATCGACTGCAGGAGATCAAACGACACCAAAAGGTAGAGAGGCTGAAGTGAGAGGCTCTTTAGAACAATTTAGAAATTGCATATTGGACTTAGCACAAAAGGTGTATGAAATTCCTATCACAGAAGATCAATTAAAGGACATAGCAGAGAGAATGATACAAACTTTTTCAGATAGAATAAATGAAATTACTATTGACCGTGTAATTGATATCGGTCATGATTTAATTGGTGGATATAGAAGTCCATATGAAAGAAAGCGCAGGAGATAATTAAATATGTCTAGAGCAGAAACTAGTATTAAGAAACAGATATCGGATATGACATTATTGAATCAACTTAATGATGAGTATCTAGATACAGTTGGAACAGAAACAGTTGAGAGAAAAGGAACTGTGAGAAGTATGCGTCACGCTATGCGAAGATCTATTGCAGATGCTGGCAGTGGAAATCTATATGTTAACACATTAGATGGACAAATGCTTAAGGCTATTTCAGCTTTGACAGGAGCAGCTACTGCGTCTGATATGATTTTAGCAGTTAAGGGCGTAGTGACTGGAAGCGCAACATCGTTTTCAGAAAGCTCACCAGATGCAGATATTTCATCAAGATCACTAAAGCATTTCTTGTCTGATGTAACAGTACTTAAATCGAACGGTCATTTTTACATTGATGACTTCGGTGTAACAACGCTATTTAGACCAGCAGTTGTTAAGGATCTTAAAAAGGGTTTAAGAAAAGTTATTCAAGATAATGGAGATGGAACGTTTAGATTGTCTACGCTGACTGGCGATGCTGTAAGTGCAATTGTAGCACTAACTGCACCATTCACAGCAGCTAAGATTTTGGCAGCTATTGATTCAATAGTTGTAGATACTTCAACTTCAGCCACAACACTTATTGACGAGACTACTAGGCCATCAGTGTCAGCCAGACAAATCTTCCAGAAGACATTAAGAAAAGTCGGTGGAGACAACAGAGTGGTTAGAGTAGACAATGTTGGTCGTGACGCCGATGTTGCTGGACTAAGGTACAGTAATAGAAAAATGTTGTATGATGCATTGTCTACAGATGGTAGCAATCTTAATACAGTTAGCGGAGATGCTTTGGCAGCTATTGCATTGCTTGATGAGGGTACAGCAAGTTTTGCTGATATTCATGCAGCAGTTGCAGCAGCAGTCTAATGCAAGTATTCAACCAAATAGCTCAAGCACAAAATGAACAAGAAATAAGAAGGGCTATAGATAATTGGTTTTATTTTGGAGATCAAAATCAAGACGCAGAATATGTTATTCCGCATATAGTAGAGCATCTAAAGAAGGTCAAAGAATATTCTTATTACTTACAAAATACGGGCGTAGAACAAAATGTACTGCATCACTTAAGCAACTCAATAGCGGAAGTTGAAAGAGTGGTGTCTCACATACATGAAAGTTTAGAGAGAAGAAAAGAAGAGGCTTACAATAGTGCTTACGGTCATGAAAATTTGAGTGACGAAGAGTTGAAACAGAAAGTGATAGATAAGCTTCACGGTGTGATTGGGTAAATATGGGAAAAAAGGTATTAGTAAGAAAAAATAGAGAAGTGCAACCTCATAATGAAAGAGTAATTGTTAGTATGGGGAGAGGCAGGGAAAATCTAATTACTAATAATTTAGATTCAGAGTTTAGGTCTGCACGCAGAGGCGATCCATATACTGCACAGAGAAAATCTCCTACGGTAAACGTCTCCTCGATGCCTGGTAATATGCAGAGTGAGATGAAGAGACGCGCTCAAGGTGGAGGCGCACAAGGAGTGTTTGGATCATTCTTTTCACCATTTAGAATTCGTCCATCGATTGAATCTCCGACAAAGCGTAAGGATTTAAACGAATGGTATAGATACTATTTCAAACACGATCCAATCGTTGGAACAGCTATTGATCTACATTCAACGTTTCCTTTGAGTAGATTTTCAGTAGAGCATGACGATCCTGAAGTGGCTGAGTTTTTGAATGACCAGATAGAAGAGTTGAACCTGCAGGAATTTTTGATACAGATGAGTATTGAATATTTTGTGGTAGGTGAAGCTTTTCCGTTTGGATTCTTAGATGATGTGAATGACCCAACAAGGTGGACTAAGTTCATTTTATTGGATCCAGATAAGATAAGAATAAATCATCACGTATTTGCATCAGGAGACGGACCAGGATATACAATTAAGTTGCAGCCTGACGCTGACTTACTTACGATAGTAGAGCGAGGGCCAAATGATCCAGCTACAGGTCCACTATTCAAAGCGCTGCCTGGAGATATAGTTAACTACGTGAGACAAAGGAAAGACATACCTTTAGATCCATTACAGGCGTCACATTTCAAGAGATCAACCAACTACTTAAACGTAAGAGGTGAGAGTATCCTAAGTAGAATTATACAGGATCTAATGTATCTTGATAAACTAAGAGATGCACAGTGGGCAATCGCTGACAGACATATCACGCCTAAAGAATTTTACCTAATTGGGGAACCTGACAATCCAGCAGACGATTCAGAAATCGCTGCTTTTCAGAGCATTCTTGCCACACAGTGGCAATCACCTAACCAAGCATATGT